TCATCGTCAGCGTATCGCGCTCCGCCCACATTCGCGCCAGCCGCGTTTGCGCAAGCGACTTGGCCGCGCTCGCGCTCACCACGGCGGGCAGCTGCATCTGGGCTTCCCTGCCCGATTGCTCTCCGGCGACCGCACGCGCTTCGCCCGTCTGATAGTCGCGGTCGGGATCGTAATAAGTCAGGCGAAGAGCGGACGGGACGGACTGAGCGGGCGACGGCAAGCGCGATTCCACGATAGGCGGGGGTGTTCGCGATCCCCTCGATCGATCCGATCAATGGGTCGATATGCTTGCGCCTCTGCCTCGGCGCCGACGCTTTCGAGCGACACCGCGGCAAGGCAGCTGCAGACTCGCTCCCAGCCCGGTTCCTGGAGGCCCATGGCATTCCTCAGCGAGACGGGATTCTCGATGACGATGCGCTCTCGGAGCGTTCCTGCAAACTCCGTCATGCGAGCCTCATTCGGCGATACGGCCGCCATAATGCAGTCACGGCCGCCGGTGGCTCGGTGCCCGCGCCGTCCCGGTCCGTGAACAGGTGCGCGACCAGCCGGAGCACGCCCTGCCGGATTGGCTCGGGAACGCCGTTCTCGTCCTCGGCCATTCCGGCAGTGCCACCGACGCGGACGCGCGAGACAGCCGGCACTGCGCCCAGGCGCACCCAGCCGTCGCCCGAATAGTCGATGTCGACCGTGTAGGTGCCGCCCGAGAGCGGCGAGGACACTCCGGTGGAATCCAGCGTCGACACGTCGGTGATCGACCTCACCGGCGTCACCGGGAGCCTTTCCCAACAGCCGCTCGCCGGCAGGTCGCACTCGAACGGCCGAGCGATCACAACCTGGTTGATGAACGCCTCGCAGAGCCCGCTCGCGGTGCGGATCAGGCCAGCGAGCACCGCTTCCTCCTCACCGGTTTCGATCCGGACATAGGCCTGCGCCTCGCTCATCGTGACGATCGGTTGAGCAAGCCCCGTCATCAGCGCTGCTCCACGCGGAGCACGATCGAGCGTTCGTCGATCCGCCCGGACCGGGTGACGACCCGATTGGCGAGACGGTAAATCCGCCCCGCAATCCCGCCACCTGCCTGAACCGTCGATACGCGATCGGCGAAGCCGCTGCCGACGACGGTGACGCCGTCGGCCTCGTCCGGCGCGACCGACCAGCTGCTGTCCGCCAGCGCGTCGTCCTCGCCAAGATAATCCGCGCCCCAGTCGATGGCATAATCCAGGACCGCCTGCGGGTCCTTGAGTAGAAGCGTCATGTTGATCCTTTGCTGGTGGCTCAGCGCGGCTCAGGCGCGGCGACGACATCCGAGGTCGCGACGACCGTCCGCTTGGGTGGCGGGCCGTTGCCCTGCCCGTTCGAATTGCTGATCGGTGCCGGCTGCGCAGCGATCGGAGCCTCGCCGATGGCGAGTGCACCGACGCTCATCGGCTTAAGTCCTTGGCCATGAAAATCTCCGCCCGTAAGAGCCCGTGAGTGAGTGATGCTTTCGTGATCCGCGGAACCTGTCCGTGCTGCGGCAGCACCGCTGAGCGGACGCTCTACGAATGCGGTTTGCACGAAGAGCCGATCGGCTCCTTCCTGCGCAATTATTACCGTCAGGAGATACCTGAAGGGACGTACCGGCTGGACCGCTGCACGGCCTGTGGCGTCACGTTCCAGCGTTCGCTCGGCAGCGACGAGTTCCTGACCGCGCTCTATTCAGACTGGATCGACGACACGCTCGCCGACTTCCCGTATTACAGGGCAGACCTGGAACATCCCCGGCAGTCCCGCGACGGGCATGAACTGATGTCGCTATCCGCCTTCCTCGACCAGCCGCGGATGAAGGTGCTCGACTATGGCACAGGCTGGGGCTTGTGGCCGACCGTCGCCGCCAGGCTGGGACACGAAGCATTCGCGATCGAGCTCGCTCCGCACAAGGCAGCCTGGGTCGCCGATCACGACGTCACCGTCCTTTCCGAAGACGAGCTTCCCGCCCACCAATTCCATGTGATCAACCTTGAGCAGACGCTCGAGCATATGGCCGAGCCTCGGGCGCTGCTCGAGAAGCTGGTTCCTTCGCTGACCGGCGTGTTGAAGATCGCCGTCCCGAATGCCGCCAACGTGGACCGCGTCGTGCAGGACCTGAAGGCCGGCGATTGCTCGACCATCGTCCCGGTCCATCCGTTCGAGCACGTCAATGCATTCGACGCCCGTTCGCTGGCCCATCTCGCCAGCTCCCTCGGTCTGAAGGAAGTCCGGCCATCGCTCGGGCAACGCTTTGCATTCTTCCCGCGCGGCGTTCCGAGCTCGCCCAGGCGCCTGGTGAAGGAGGTCATCCGCCCATTCTGGAACTTCAACAACCGCACGAACCTCTACCGCTGGTTCGTCAAGCGCTGACCGCCTTCGTCACTGCAAAGTTGAAGACCAGCGCTTCACCAAGCGACGAACCGGTGACATTCTCGACCCAGATCGTGAACGACCCTGCGGCGACGCCGTCGACCTGATAGGCGTAGGATCCGGGGGCAGCGGATCCCGACGACAGCACCAGGTCGATGAGGTCGGTCGCCGCAACCTCGCTGTTGGCGACGGTGAACGCCGCGCCCGCTCCTGCCGCGAGCGCGTCCGGGCTCAGCGTGATCTGACCGCACAAGCGGTTGAGCGTCACCTCCGTGGACTTCGAGGTCGCCTGAACGACCGCGCCGCCCGCTCCCGGTGCATAGCCGATCCCTCCGCCCGAGCTTGAAACCGGCCCGGTCGCCGCAAGCGCGCCCGTGACGGCCACGCCGCTGCTGGTGACTGTCGCGATCGAGCTGTTGGTGGGGCCGTGGCGAAGGTCGATCGAGGGATAACCCTTCAGGATCATGCCGACGCCCGAATAGCCGTAAATGTCGGCGGCCGACGCTCCGTTGGCGACAAACCCCAACTGGTAGAATGTCTGCCCGAAATGGGTGGTGGTGGTATCGGTCGATGGAGTCCCGAAAACATGGGCCGTGCCGAGCGCCTTCAGCGCGTTGCCGAACTCGACATTCTCGTCATAGCGGATTGCTCCGCCCTGCATCCGAAGGCGCCCGCCGCCGTGGCGGTAGCGCTCGGCAATGGCGCCGGCCGTCAGCAGGGTCGAGCTGCCGAACTGGCTGAACGATCCCTCCTCCGCATAGCAGTTGATCAGCTGGACGACGGTGACGTCGTTGACGGTCAGATAATCGCCGCCCGGCCGGAATCCGGCTCCCGAGGTCCACTCCGGAATGCCGTTCGCCGCATCCGCCACCCCCGGCTCGATATAGAGCCAGCCCTGGTTATCGGCAGCGTCCCCCGACGGCGCATTGGCCGAGCACCAGGCCTCTTCGCCCCACTTCACCGCATAACGGTTGCCGGAATGGCTGCACTGGGTCGGGACGGTCGCGGCCGATCCGAAGCCGTTGGTGGAAGCGTGGCAGCCGATCAGCGTGTTCGACCCGATCGCACTGTCGTCGACATAGCCCGCCTGACGGTTGAGCAGGAACTCCACGCCCAAACAGGTGACCACGTTCGCATCACTGCCGCGAACGTCGAGGCCGATACGGTTTCCTTCGAAGCGGACGTTCTTGAACGAGGAAACGGAGAAATTGCCCCGTCCCCATCGACGCCCGTCCGCTGACGCCATCGCCAGACCAGTAGCGGATGTAGACGTCATCCAGCGTCACCGTCGTCTTGGGGTGAATCCCGTGGAAGTCGCCCTCGACCCCGGCGTACCCGCCTTCGAGCAGCAGCCGGCTGAGCGACAGGCCGCCGGTCGCGGAATGCGGAGCGGTGTCGACCGTAAGCTCGCCCGACGTATCATACGCCTGCCCGCGGATGCCGGAGGCGCCATGCGCCCACCTCAGCCGGGTGATCCCGCCGCCCTGGGTCATGAAGCGGCCCGACCCTTCGCCCTCGATGATCAACGAGTGGGTGATGTCGAGCGTCGTGGTGCCGAGGAAATAATGGCCGGCGGGGACGAAGAGCCTGGAACTGCCCTTGTAGAAGCCGTTCAGCGACAGGTTTCCGGCGCGGGCCTTGAGACAGGCGATCGCGGCGACGAAAGCCGCGCTGTCGTCGGTCGTCCCGTCGCTCCTTGCGCCGAACCACCGGACGTTCACCGAACCGTCGAACTTGCGCAGCCATGCTCCGGAGCGGCCGGTCGGATCGCTTGCTGGCGCGACGGCAATGCCCTGGCCAGGGTCCGCTCCAACCGCCGCCGACTGGTCCGAGCCGTCCCAGACGAACAGTCCTTCGCGCCCGCTCTCGCACAGCATCGCGGCGCCTTGCGGTCGCGATGATGCGAGCGCGACGCGGGTGGCGGCGCTGCCGCCCGACTGCATCTGCGAATACCATTCGGCAGCAGCGATCAGCGATATGGTCTTGGTGCCGCTGGAGAAGTTGGTCCTGGTCCCACCGATCGGATCGCGGCTGACCGCGCCTCCGGAAAGCAGGGTGCCGCGGCCGACCTCCCGCTCCGTCGGCTTGTCCACGCCGAGCGCCGAATAATAGAAGCTGTCCCCGACCTGCAGCGCGGCAAGGAAGCTGGTGAACCCCGTCGCCGCGGCGCCGAGAATGAAGTTGCCGGTGCCGACCGTCGTCGTCGTGTTACGCACGAGATCGACGAACTTCGGCTGAAAATCCGCCATTCAGGATTTACTCCTCACAACCGTTCGCCCGAGCCTGTCGAAGGGCCATCCCGGACCTAACGATTCAGGAGGACAGGGTCTCGACAAGCTCGGGGAGAACGGACTTGGATCATTGGATGAGGGGGCGGCGCGACAAGGGGGCAGGCGCCGCCCCTCGCGGCGTCAGGCGAACTTCAGAAGCTTGATGCTTTCCGAGTTCACGACCTGGCCGCCGACCCGCTTCGTCGCGTAGAAGTGGACGTAGGGCTTGTGCGTGAAAGGATCGCGCAGGATCGCCGTCGCGTTGCGCTCGGCAATCACATAGCCGGCCCTGAAGTTGCCGAACGCGACCGACAGGCTGTTCGCCGCGATGTCGGGCATGTCCTCCGCCTCGATCAGCGGATAGCCGAGCAGGGTCGCCGGTTGCCCCGCCGCAAGGCTCGGCTGGAACAGGAACTGGCCGGTGCTCGACTTGAACTTGCGGATCTGCGCCGCGGTCGAGCTGTTCATTACGAACACCGCGCCCTGCCGGTAAGGCGAGCGGAGCGACTGGACGAGGTCGACCAATTTGTCCGCCGGGTTGCTCGCCGGAAACGCACCCGCCGCGCCGGTGCCGATATATTGCAGCGTCCCGATCGGCCGCGCCGAATCTATCGCCGCCGAATTGGGCGAGCTCAGGAACCCGAGCGGCTGGTTCACGCCGGTGCCGCTGACGAACGCAGCGCCTTCCGCCCTTGCGAACTCGGCCGCAATCTCCTGCCCCAGCCACGCTTCGACGTCGAACATCGCATCGTCGAGCATCTGCTGCGACGCCGCCGGGTTGGCGTAGAGGTCGCCGGACGCGGGCACGACCTCGGTGAAGCTCGGCGTATTCGTTTCCGGGCGGGCCGCTTCGAACCCGACCCACCCCGACGGCGTGCCGCCGGTCGCGATCAGCTTGCGATAGCCGGCGCTTCCGACCTTCACGACATTGGCGATCGAACGAATGGGCGAGATCGACGC